CCACTACTTTCTTACTACGTCTTCTGCGAGTAGGTTTAGGAGCTTCTTCCTCTTCCTCTTCCTCTTCCTCTTCCTCTTCTTCCTTTACTTTTTCCTTTACTTTTTTAGATTTTTTAGTACTTGTTTTCTTTGCAGACACTTCAGAATCTTCTGTCAAAGCAGATATCTCTCCGTCAAGAAAAGATTCAATGAGGTCGTCAGAAAATCCAAGACCTCTGTAAAAATCTAAAGCTATTTCTTCATAAGAAGGTTCAATCAAATATTCATCTAAAACAAAAGCTTCTTTAAGTTGCTCGTCTGTAATTTCATAGGGTCTTTCTTCAAAACCAAAACCCTTATATTTTGTATTGATTCCTGCACCTTCTCTACTAAAGGAAATACTTTGACCAATATCAGGATCAGAAAAAGGAATGAAAGAACCTGTTCTTTTATTACGTGCTACAGCCATAATGTTTTCTTCTGCAAGATAATGACTTGCTTCCCAAACCTGAATGCCTTTTGCTTCTTGTTTACTGTCATCATAAACAATAACATTATAAGCAACTCTGCGTTTAGGCATCATAGGTTTTAGTTCATCAAAGGCAGCTCTTGAATCATCCTTCGCCAATTGCTTATTGACCCATTCACATACAGGACAACGCTCTCCTCTTGTTTTTTTAGGACAAATAGTCATCCCTCCATTAACTCCTATATCTCTATGAACCCAAACTTCAATACTGTATGTAGGAGCTTTTTCAGGTACTTGAGGATGATTTTTTCCAGCAATAAAAGGGATGATGTCAATAATATGATCTCCCTCAGCAGGAGACCAGCTTTTTTTTCTTACTTCATCTTTTAAATAAGAACTGAAAGTGCCTTTTGAATCTTTTCTTTCAAAACTTTCTTCTGTTCTTTTAAGAAGAGCTTCACTTGAAAATTGTGATCTTAATGAAGATGTTTTCTTTTTACCCATTTTTGTCTTCCTTTTTCTTTTTTAAATTTTGCAAACGTTTGTTAGATTTAAGTTCCCTTGTCTGTTTTCTTTGAAACAATTCAGTTTCGTACCCTTTGTTAAACACCCCCTCTTTAGGCTCTGCATGCCAATTCTGCACCCATAATGTAGTTAAATTTTCAAGAGCTTTCTTTTTATGCTCAAATGCAACTTTTGCAGAAGCAAGAATATTGACTTCCTTATTTGCTTCAATTATCTCTTCTGCAATCTCTGCAACTTCTTCTGCCTGATCTACAAAAGCTTTAGCAACACCATCAGTAGGTTTCTTTTCAAAGCCATACTCAGCCCAACCCTTCTGAATCCTAACAAAAAGCTCTGCTTTAACAACCTCAAGCTCTTCTTTTAAGGAGTCCCTTTTTGCAATAGCGTCTGCATGTAAAGAAGCGTACTTAAAATACAATGAGGATTGTTTTATCCACTCTTTATCTAAATTGTGATGATCTAAAAAAATATCTTCTGCATAGCTCATCAAAAAATCCTTTCTGTGTCATTGTTGATAACAGATTAGCATGAGCTGTCAGCAATCACAAAGTCACTGACAGCTCAATATTGCGAAAATCAAATGATTACCTTCGATTTTCAGCTATTTTCTCTTATTTTCAGCGTTTTTTGTTTTTTAAGAAATTAAAAAACTTATCCCAAGTAGCATATAACGTGCCTGTTTCATTGAATAAATGATCTGTAAGTTCGTCAGGATAATCCTCAAGATAATTAATTTCTATAACACCTGAATTAAAAAGAATCTTTGCACAGGTAAAACAAGGCTTGTGTGTGCAATAAAGGGTAGTGTTTTGACTTGATATGCCTTGTGAGGCACATTGAGCTATGATATTTTGTTCAGCATGCACTGCAAAGCATTTTTCACTCATCTGTCCTGAAGGAACATTGTTCTCAAGTCTATAACAAGTTTTACAATGTTCAGTTCCAGAAACCTGACCATTAAAACCAGTAGCAATAATACGTTTGTCTTTAACAAGAATAGCTCCTACTGATCTACGTAAACAAGTAGACATTTCTGCTGCAAGTAATGTATTTTTAAAAAAATACCTATCCCATTTATTTCTAATCTGTTCTATTTTCTGCATAATAATTTCTCCAACTTCTTTCAGGATATTTTAATTTCCACGACAAAAAACTTTCATAGATTTCTTCACAAAATTCTCCAAAAAATTTACGTGTACCTTCATAGCCCCCTTTATTTTTATAGGCAGCAACACATTCTTCTTCATGAGTGATAAACCATTCTTCAAATTTTTTATTACTTTTCAAATTCTTTACTCCTTTCTTTTTTTATATTTTCTACAGTATTCCCTTTGACCCAAGCAATAAAATCTTTCTTTACATGCAAAACTGTGCTATCTTCCATTTCATAGTAATGCCAATTTGTAGTTTCTAATTCCCTGACATATCTACCAGTGAATGTAGAAACACTGCCATCTTTGTAACAAATAGTAATTTCTTCCATAAACCCTCCTTAATCTAAAAAACAAGCTTTAAAGCATGAAAGAGATAACCCTGCTTTTCCAGAATCAAAATAATTATTTTCAAAACATTCAATTATCAAAGCAGCTCTTGCCCCTCCATTATTTAAAAGTACTGCGTTCATATAACCTAAAACAGCTCTACGAACAGATTCAGGCTCTTCTTTTAAATTTTTAACTATATTTTTAACTTTATTCCAACCAGAATCCCCCTGTGCTTTAAGAAGAGCCTGACAAAGTTCTTTGATATTTGCATTATCTTCAACAGAAATCAAACTAAGTATTTCTGTCACAGAACTTTCTTCTTCAAGATTCATTATAGTGTCCAAAGTTTTTAAAGCTAATCTGCTTGAACCTTCACATTTTTCAGAAATAGTTTTTAGATGTTTTTTGTCAATTTTAATTTTTTCTTTTTTACAAACATCATTAAGCAGTTTTAAAATTTCAGAAGGCTGCAAAGAATTAAAATGCAGATGTGTAGCTCTTGTCTTAATTGCAGCAGGTACTTTATCAGGCTCTGAAGTTGCAAGAATAAAAAATGTGTTTTTTTCTGTAAACTCTAAAGGCTTATTCAAAGCTTCAAAAGCTGCAGGGGTTAATTGATGAACTTCATCAAAAAAATAAATTTTAATACCACCATCTAATGCAGGGTATTTACTTTCTTGAATAATTCTTCTTACATCTTCTAATTTACGTTCATTACTTGCATTAAACTCAAAAAAGTTAGAACATTGAAGTTCTTCTTTTAAAACATAAGCCATAGTAGTTTTCCCAGTACCAGGTTTTCCTGTAAATAAAAAAACTTTAGGCATCTTTTCAATAGGTCTATCAAGAAAAGAAAACATCATATCAATAACACTTTCATTACCATAAAGGTCATCAAGGTTTTTAGGTCTATATTTTTGCTGTAAAGTATTATTTGTGTTTTCCATAATTACCCTTTCTTTATGAGTTTATTATTTTTTATTTCATATTCAGACATTTCATTAAAATTGCCATCAACTTCACTAAGTTCTATATCAATTTTATAAGGCACAGTTATCCATTTAAAAGTTTCTATAGCTTGTTTTTCACAAACTTCTTTTGTTTTTTTAAGTACAGAAACAACTTCATCAGGATGAAAATCAAAAACGAGGGAATCGTATACCTGACATATTATTTTTGTTTTATATTTTTTCTTTTCTAACCATTTTTGAATTTTTGTTCCACACCACATTAAAACAAAAAAAGCAGTTCCTTGTATAGGCAAGTTTGTTGTTTGTTTTTTATCTAAAACACCCTTATATCTAAAGCCTACAAAAGAAAAAATTTCTCCTTTTTTTATATATTCTTGATTAATAGTTGTTTTCCATTTGTCATATTCAGGAAATCTTTCTTTCCACATTTTTTCTTCAACAGATTTTAAATGTTGCAGAAATTTTTGTTTAGTCCCTATGCCTTGTTTTTTAATATGCTCTCTTAAAAGAGTGCCTGAAACAGTTTCTAAATCCAAACATTCTTCCCACAAAACCTCACCACAAGAACCATACCAATCACCATAAAACTGAGGGAATGTCCATTTATTTTTAGCATAAAAACGAATTTCTTTAGTGACTTCATCTGGAGACAGTTTCCAAATATCAGCTCCATTATCTCTGTGCATGTCAGCATCTTCATTTT